AGCCATCCCGCCACATTAGATTGCTCTACTATTCTGTACCCAAGTCATTTAGATTAACTACTGCCTTATTATTCTGGCTATCTCTATCTTCTACTCTCCCATCCTCTCCCTCTTCTTCTCTACCGCTCCGTATCCTCCGCTAATTTGTAGTGAGGGGGTACCCCCCTTTTCAAACTAAGCCAATCCAAGCGCAACACCCTCTACGAATTTTTATCCAATTTGACTCTAGCGCACTGCGTCGAAGATAAGCACAACACCCCCCCCCGGATCTACTAGCTGAAAACCGCAGGATTGGTTACCTGTATTGTGCACACTGGTGAGTTACGTCCAGTGTCGTATATGGAATCTATCTGGGTGTTGCTGATTGTCTAGTTAGTCAGCCAGTAGGCATATACGAGTCCGCGTCCGGCTCTAGGGAGGATTAACCTCTGCCGTCTACTCCGTAACTCGCACTATTACGTTAACCAAGAGTTGAAACTTAAACAATAGCTCATTAGAATCTATTGTATGAAAGATGAAGCTATTAAGACTGAAACTGTAAAGCAAAAGGTTACTAAGGGTACAGCTGCTACCCCGACTACTCGGGCAGGACGCCGAGCTAAGTCTGGCCAAAAGACTGTTACCAAGGATGGTGTAGAGAAAAAGGCCAGGTCTTCTGGCACTTATGGCATCTCTGGTAGCAAGGTTGAGATACTGCAGACTCAAGATAAGCATAAGTTATGGGCAGATTTGTTCTCTATTACTGAAAGTCAGATAAGATCTTTAAAAGATAAGGTTGAGTCTGGGGATGAATTAGGGCCAAAAGACATGTCTAAGCTTGATAGCTGCTACGGTGGCATGAAAAAGCTGTTAGAAATTGAGACTATACTTAAATCAGACGCCATTGCATCTATGTCTACAGAGGAATTAAAGCGAATGGCCAAGAAAGCAATTAGAGAATCCAAATGATTAGAAGCATTGAGAAGATTGACGAAGACTTTATCTACCATTCCTGGCTGCATTCCGTTAAATGCCCCACCAAATCAGTCTCAAATATGACCAGATACCTTATAGACTCCCTGGTTGCAGACAAAAGCATTGCTATTTGGTGCCCAGATGACGACAAAAACCACATTGTTGGGTGGATGGCGTATGGAAAAATAGAGAATACACCCCTGTTTCACTACATGTTTGTAAAGAAAAACTTCAGAAAGAACTCTGTTGGTAAAGAATTGCTATACAGTGTGTACCCTGACAGGGATGTTCAGGTGTTTTGCACCTACTGGTCGCACCATATGCAGGCAATGAACGCTCGTAGTAGGTGGAATGTTAAGTTTGCATCCAATCTTTTGCCAGCAGTTATTCATAATCTTCACGCTGACAAGGATTTAGAGGTCTATCGTGGCGCTGCCTAAGATAACCTTAACGGATAGAGAAATTTATGAGGCCCTGGCGGTAAGGTCTAACGCTACAAGACCCAGCAATCAGGCTGAAAAAGAGCAACGAAAGTCTCATGCGCTTAACTTGTCTAAGACATTGTTTAAAGAGCAAGTTGATTTTATTCAAGATCCCTCTAAAAGGAAGGCCGCTATATGCAGTCGCCGGTCTGGGAAGAGTTACTCTGCTGGGCGATACCTAATCAAGGAGGCCCTAGAGGATGCAGGTACTACATGCGTCTACATTGCCAGGACTCGCGAGGCAGCTAAGCGTATTCTGTGGAGCTCCCTTAAGGATGCAAACCAAAGATTTAGACTTAGCATTAAGTTTAATAACGCCGACCTGATAGCCACCTTTCCTAACCAGTCTAAGATTATGTTTACTGGGGCCAATGATGCCAGCGACGTAGATAAGCTTCGTGGTGCCGCGTTTAGCCTGGCTGTTTTAGATGAGGCTGCTTTCTTTAACATCAACTTAAAAGAACTGGTTAACGAAGTTTTAACTCCCGCCCTCCTTGATAGGGACGGCAGCCTTGTAATGATTTCAACGCCTAACTCAGCGTGTCATGGATTTTTTTACGACATAACTGAAAAAGGCACTTACAACTTTTCAGTTCACAGGTGGACAGTTAAAAACAACCCCTACATGCAGCACGCTGTCCGAGCTATCCAGAAGGACATCGACAACGGAATTCTCGACCCCTCCGATCCCTCCTACAAACGCGAGTACCTCGGAGTCTGGGTCCGCGACGATCAAGAAATCGTCTATAACTATGGTCAAGAGAATTTGTTCGAGGATAGACCATTCAGTGACGAATGGGAGTATGTCCTCGGAATCGACCTCGGATATCATGACGCTACCGCCTTCTGTGTTGTTGCTTGGTCGCCAGATTACCCATCACTCTATATTATCGATGAGTTTAAACAAACTAAGATGCTTACCTCCGAGGTAGAGGACACTATTCATAGGTTCATGAAAGAGTATGATTTTACTTCTATTGTCATGGATTCCGGCGGTGGTGCATCAAAAATGCTGCTGGAGACATTTAGGCAAAGATCTGGCATTCCTTTAAAAGCAGCGCATAAGTCTGGGGATAAGGTAGGAATGATTAAGATTATGAACTCCGACCTTAAGCAGTGCAACATTAAGATTAAGCGAGGAATGGAGCTTTTAATTGAATGGGATAAGCTCCAGTACAACAAGTCAGGCACAGCAGAAGACAAGAGATTTGATAACCACCTGTCAGATGCCTGCTTTTATGCATGGCAAGAATCCAGACACTTTATGTACGAAGAGCAGGAAATGCCAATCATTCCGGGGTCACCAGAGTACTATAAGAGACTTGAAGACGAGATGGAGCAGAAACTGCTTGAGAGAGACGAACAAGAACAGTATGATCCTGATGTATGGGGCGAGGGCTACAGTGAAGCTGACCTATACAATTAGGAGAAGCAATGACTGACAAGAAGCAAACAAGAGAAATGGGCGCAGGCCCAAGCACCAAAAAACTAAAAAGCATGCTTAAAATTTTATCAGAGCATGGCGTGTCGCGTTATAAAGACAGTGAATTTGAAATTGAACTAGCTATTGGGTTTCACCCCGAAGCTACTGTGGAAAAATCAGAATCATTTAGTTTTGGTGATTATGACGAAAAAGCTAACGATGATGACAAGAAAAGTTTAGAAGCCAGAGACGGCCTTGGATACACCGAGGAAGATTACCTTTGGCGGAGTGCTGAAACATGAGTTACGGAATTTTTGGAGAAGCCTTCTGGTGGCAAGCTGAGTCAGACCCGCATGAGTCTGTTAGCAAATTTATCCAAGTTCTGCGAGACGAGCAAGATAGTTACTATAACGATATAGCCACATTTATGGGTCTATATAACGGCAGGCCGCTGCATTCGAGATACGCTCACGGCTCAATGCAATATGCCCTGCTAAGGCAACCCAGGCTAACATTCAACATTATCCACTCCCTTTGCCAAGCTGCTACATCTAAAATTGCCAAACATAAACCAGCTGTCAGTTTTTTGACTGAAGGCGGAAGTTACTCTCAAAAAAGAAAATCAAAACAATTTAAAAAATTAATGCAGGGTCAATTCTACTCAATGAAGATGTACCCAATTGCTCAAAAAGTTTTTCTAGACGCATGCATAACAGGCACTGGGGTCATTAAGTATTATAATGAGTTTGGTAAAATTAAAGCAGAGCGTGTTCCTATTCATGAGATAACGATAGATCCTATTGAAGCTGAGACTGGCAACATGCCGCGTCAAATGTTTCAGACTAAAAAAGTATCTCGATATGTTTTAGCTGAAATGTTTCCAGACAAAAAAGATAAAATCCTTTCATCTGAATCTAGCGAAGAAGACGAATACAATGACGATGAGCGATTCTCTGACATGATTGAATGTCATGAGGCTTGGCATCTTCCGAGTGGTCCAGAAGCAAAAGATGGTCGTCATGTTATTTGCATAGACTCAGTTACTCTTCTTGATGACGAGTGGGAAAAAGACCATTTTCCATTTACGTTTATTAGGTGGACTGAAAACCCAACAAGCTTTTGGGGCAATGGTCTCGCAAAAGAAGTTAAAGGCATCCAAGTTGAAATCAATAAATTGCTGGCAAGAATTCAAGAGCAAATGCACTTGGCAACTCCAAAAGTTTTTATTGAAGACTCTTCTAAAATTGTACAGTCGCATTTAAATAACCGTGTCTTTGGAGCAATTAGATACCGAGGAACACCTCCTCAGTTTTTTGTTCCAAGATCTGTCGACGGCGCAATGTTTTCTCACCTTGATAGACTTGTTGATAGAGCCTACGAAATGACTGGCATTAGTCAGCTTGCTGCTCAATCTAAAAAACCTGTTGGCCTTGAGTCTGGTCGTGCTCTTCGTGAGTTTTCCGATATTGAGTCAGAGCGATTTATGGTTGTTGGTCAGGCATACGAGCAGTTGTTTATGGATGCTGCAGAAAAAATTATTAACTTAATTAGAGATGCTCACATAGAAAAAGACCAGTACACAGTTTCAAGCTTTGATAGCAAAACAGGACTTGAAAAAATTAAATGGTCTGAAATTAATCTTGAAGACGATGAGTATGTAATTCAGATTAAACCTATTGGTTCTTTGCCACAGACTCCTTCGGCCAAGCTAGCATCTGTTTCTGAAATGCATATGAATGGATTTTTCTCAACAGAAGAAGCTCACCAGCTTTTAGACTTTCCAGATCTAAACAAGGCTAACAATCTTAAGGTTGCTCACATTGAAGTTTTGGATTTAATTATTGAGAAGATTATTGAAAAAGGGAAATACACTCCTCCCGAGCCTTATATGAATTTAGAGCTAGGCATTCAAAGAGTCCAGCAGGCCTACAACATGTCTATTCTTGATGAAGTAGCAGAGCCAAGGAAAGAGTTGCTTAGGC